ATTGCTCTGTTGCAACTATTACACATAGATGTGCTCATAGAAAACCAAATTTAGCACAAGTCCCTAGTGAAAAAAGATTCAGAGAATTATTCACCGCCTCGCCTTCCATGGTCATGGTTGGCGCTGATCTTAGCGGTATCGAGTTACGCATGTTGGCTCACTATTTGGCTCGCTATGACGAAGGTAGATACGCCGACATCCTCCTTAACGGAGACATCCACCAGGTCAATGCGGATAAAATCGGCGTTAGTAGACGCCAAGTTAAAACAATTACATATGCAATGATATATGGAGCAGGGAACAAAAAACTCGGAGCATCCTTCGATGCTTCTCTTAGCGAAGAAGCTGCAAAAAGAAAGGGCAAAGAAATACGCAAAGCGTTTGTTGAAGCCATTCCAGGTCTTTCCGACCTGCTTAAAGCTGTTAAACAAGCTGCGAAAAGAGGTTATCTCAGGAGCATCGACGGTAGGCATATCTTGTGTGACAAAGGGCATCAGTCCCTCAATTACCTCCTCCAAAGCGGCGCGGCGACAATCGCCAAAAGACAAATGGTATTAGCCAATGAAAGATTACCTAAAACTGCTAGACAACTTGCATTCATTCATGATGAATTACAATTTGAATGCGAAAAAGAAGAAGTCAAAGACTTGATGTTTTTGTTAGAACTTAGTGCTGTACAAGCAGGAGAATATTACAAACTTAGAGTACCCATCGCTGCAGAGTCGAAGGCAGGGATGAATTGGGCTGAGGTCCATTAACCACCTATGAAATTATTAATAGATGCTGACTTCATTGTCTACAAATGTTGTGCAGCAGCGGAATCAGAGATCGATTTTGGGAAGGACGTTATCCTCGTTACCTCCCTTTTCTCCGAAGCCTACGGATGCGTTAAACGTGAACTTGAACGTATATCTCGCCGCTTCGGATCTTTTACTGATTATGTTCTGTTCTTTAGCGACAGCACTAATTTCCGCAAGAGCATCAAAAGTGACTACAAGGGTCACAGAAATAGAAAGAAACCATGTGGATATAGGCGAGTTATTAACAAACTCAAGACTGAGTACGAAGTAATAATTATGCCTACTCTCGAAGCCGATGATGGCATGGGAGTATATGCAACTAAGAATCCAGGGAATATCATTGTTAGTCCTGATAAGGATATGAGACAAATACCTGGACAATTATTCAACATGGAAGATTCCACTCTCATCACTCCAGAAGAGGGTGCTAAGTGGCATCTAATACAGACAATGGCTGGTGATCAGACTGATGGTTACGCCGGAGTACCTGGAATAGGAGTAAAACGAGCTGAGTCTTTATTTAAAGATAAAGGTTATAGCTGGGAAACAGTAGTCAATGCGTTTGCTGAGAAAGACCTTGATGAAGAGGTTGCACTTACTAATGCACGACTGGCAAGAATACTTACAGCAGACGATTATGACTTCGATAAACGAAAACCCATACCCTGGACTCCCAGAGCCGATTACAAAATTAACAGTTGAACAAGACTTTCAACTAAGAAGAATTTACGACCAATTAACAAAACCTGAGACAAAGAAAGAGGACATTATTACTGTCTTCATGGCTCTACAAGAGCAGAATTTTGTCTTAGGTAATTCACTCACCAATTTAGTTAAGAAATGGCCACGGACCCGAATGGACCAAGCTACTACAAACGAGGCTCTATCGATGTTTGGGATTTTATTAGAGACCAAGGACTAAATTTCCATCTTGGTAATGCAATTAAGTACATATGTCGTCAAGGGCATAAAGGAAATTATGAGGATCAATTAAGCGATTTAAACAAAGCAATTCACTATTTACAGAACGAACGTGACCATCTCCAGTACACAAGAAACCGTGAAGATCTACCCAGACCAACACGTGACGTTTTTAACGAGTCAAGCGAAAGCGTTTCGGGATTCATACCAAGTGAGCAATTCAGCGACTTTGGCTCAAAGAACCTTTCAGAAAAATTTGATCGTTGAGGAGTTTAAAGAATTCCTTGAAGCCGAAGGAATGTTATTTAGAAATAACCTTAGTTATCCAGAAGCTGCACTAAAAGAATTAGCTGATCTCGTATATGTCTGCTTTCAATATGCAGAAAATATGGGATGGGATTTAGATGAGGCTTTACATAGAGTGCATGAAAGTAACATGTCGAAGCTAGATAAAGACGGCAAACCTATACGTCGAGAAGACGGAAAAATACTTAAAGGACCAAATTACAGACCACCAAATTTAATCGACCTTATATAAATGGAACCACAACTCATATCCCGCACAGGTCGGGTCCAGTCATGGCTGGATAACCCTGAATCTAGGCTGCCTGTCTCGTGCACGGTCTTTGTCGTCGATGACTCGATGGAAGGACCGGAAGGAATTGAGGCATCGTGGCGTTTCACCAGCTATGCACTTCGCATGGGAGCTGGTGTATCAATTCACTTATCAAATTTACGTCCTAAAGGACATGAAAATGGCAAAGGTTTAACTGCCTCTGGACCAGTATCTTTTGCCAAGATTTATTCAGTTTTAAATGAAACACTTCGTAGAGGTGGGTTATATAAGAATGGTGCGATTACGCTTGCTCTCGATATTTCTCATGATGATATTCTTGAGTTCGTGCAAACTCCCAGGAACGAACTCGCCTGGACAAAGAGGTGCATCAACCTTGATAAGAAGTCATGGGAAAGTACACATAATAAGGTAAAAGAAGCCATTATCCACGGCATAAAAAGTGGAGACATTTGGTTAAACAAAATTAGATACGATGAAAATGGGAAACGGATCCGAAGTAACGTCTGTCTTGAGGTTTACTTGCCCTCACGAGGCACTTGCTTGTTGCAGCACATCAATCTCGGTGCTTGTCGAATCAGCGACATACAAAACAGTTTCGTTAGTGGTATGTCCGAATTGTGCTCACTCCATAGCAACACAGGCGTTGAACAGTCTGGTGAATACTTGTCACCCGAAGTGGACAAGCAAGTCGGACTTGGATGCCTTGGACTGGCCAACCTCCTCGCAAGAGAAGGAGTAACTTACGAACAATTTGGAAGAGCACTGAGTGTTGTTAATGCAGGTGCTTCAGTAGTAACTAAAGCGGAGCAAATAGCTGATGAAATTAAAAGAGGAGTTGAAGCTGCAGCTGTTATCGCTAGAGAGCATGGCATGGTTCGAGCCTTTGCTATTGCTCCTACTGCTAGCTGCAGCTACCGCAGCGTTGACTTAGACGGGTTTACGTCTACACCAGAAATTGCACCACCTGTAGGCCGGACTGTCGATCGCGACAGCGGAACCTTCGGTGTACAAACTTATGACTACGGCAATGTAGAAATTGCCAGTGAAGTTGGCTGGGATGCTTATAAGCGTGTCGCTGACGAATTTATGATTTTATTAAATAATACGGGACTTCTTCACGGTTATAGCTTCAACAGTTGGAGCGATGTTGTGACCTACGACAATGCGTTCGTGGAAGAGTGGTTAGATTCACCCCAAACCTCCCTCTACTACAGCCTTCAGGTAATGGGAGACGTACAGGACAAGAGCGACGCATATGCCGCATTAAATGATACTGACGTTAATGATTATTTGGAGGGGATTTTAAACGAACCCCTTACATGTGATTGTCAAGAATGAGAAAAACACCATATCAAACACTAATAGACCGGAGACGTACTTGGACTCCGGTACAAACCACCGCAGGAAAATTAAAAGATGGATCAGAGGATGCTATCCGCCGTGCTCTCGCTCTACGCCACATGGAGCTCCCAGTTGGTGAGTTCATTAAAGAAGGCTTGGAAAAAGAGGTTCCAGAGCACGCAAGAAAACTACTTGAACTAAACGTAAAAGACGAGGTTAAACATGACATTGCTCTTGGGTATGTTGCTAATTCAATTGGGGTTGACCCTCAGGCTGAGTCCGAAGCCTTACGACTTCGAACAGCATGGGAACAACACCCCGACCACACCATAACGAAGGCGTTGGTAGCAGAACGTGCAATATTTTTCGTCCTTCTTCCCTTCTTTCGTTTTAACGGCGATGCTGGTTGTCGTACTGTCAGCGCCGACATATCAAGAGATGAACAAATCCATGTTGCAACTAATTCCCTTGTATGTCGTGAGCTGGGCTTACTTCCTAGTCCTTCTTTGGACAAACTTAGGAAGGCCACCATTAACTGGGTTCTTCAACCCCTAGGTATAAATACTACCGATAAATATTTAGACAAAAAATTTTGGCTGGATGCTAGCGATCGCTTGATGTATGAGGGTAAAGCACCTGAATTTTCTGAGACACGAGCTAGCAGAGTTCCAGCCTTTTTCGAACATGCAAATACAAACCTCCCATCATACGCTTAAATTTCATCGCCAAAGTTTGGAACAATTAGCTAATAATTTAGAGGAGAATTTTGGAAGTCTTGTTATACATCCAAAGATGTCCTCTGAAGAAATTATGTTTAAAGCAGGCCAACAAAGCGTGGTGGAATATGTCAAAAGAAAATTAGAGGAAGATTAATTATGTGCGTTAACGCCTTTTTCCCAAAACCACCTGACCCACCAGCTCTTGCTCCAGCTAAGAAACCTGATCCAATAATTACTGCCACCAAACCAATGGCCAAACCTTTAGTCACACCAGATGAAATAGCTAAGGTTGACTTTGGTGGTGACAAGAAAAAAAAGCAAGGCGGTAAAGATGCTCCAAGAGTCACAGCTGACTCCTTAAAAATTAACTTAGGAGGGACAGAACCAACTTCCAATACTGGAGGTTTAAATGTCTAGAACAGCAAGAGAAAGATATGGTCAACTCTCTCATGATCGAACACAGTTTCTGAAGACTGCTGTTGATTGTTCAGAGTTGACATTACCTTATCTAGTCCAAGAAGACTTAACTCAAAAGCAAGGTCACCTACGTTTAGCTACACCGTGGCAATCAGTAGGAGCCAAAGCTGTGGTGACGTTGGCAGCAAAGCTGATGCTTGCACTGCTACCACCACAAACAACTTTCTTCAAACTACAAGTTAGAGATGACAAGCTAGGTGAAGAACTTGATCCAACTATCCGTAGTGAACTAGATCTTTCCTTCTCCAAGATGGAGAGGATGGTAATGGATTACATCGCTGCCTCTAGTGACAGAGTTGTAGTTCACCAAGCCATGAAACACCTGATCGTCTCAGGTAATGCACTTATCTTTATGGGTAAGGATGGTCTTAAGAACTTCCCACTCAATAGATATGTCATCAACAGAGATGGTAACGGTAACGTCTTAGAGATCGTCACCAAAGAACTAATCAGCAAAGAAGTCTTAGGTGAAGCACTACCAAAAGTAGAACCCAACAGTCCTGTAGATGAAACGAAATCTGGTAAGGATGATGTTGAGGTCTATACCTATGTTCGATTAGAGAATGGAAGATGGGTATGGCATCAAGAGTGCTACGACAAAATCATTGAAGGTAGTAGAAGTACAGCTCCTAAGAATGCCTCACCTTGGTTACCTCTTAGGTTCAACACAGTTGACGGAGAGGATTACGGAAGAGGAAGAGTCGAAGAGTTCCTCGGAGACTTGAGATCTTTAGATGCTTTATCTCAAGCATTGATTGAAGGAAGTGCAGCCGCTGCGAAGGTTGTCTTCATGGTGTCTCCTAGTTCTACGACTAAACCCCAGACACTTGCTAACGCAGGTAACGGAGCAATCGTACAAGGAAGGCCAGATGATATAGGAGTTGTGCAAGTCGGC